TTGCCCTTCTGGGGTTCTGGCGTACGTCCCATCTGTGATGCCCATCAAGACTTGATTTGTGTTGAGCCAGGCATTGGATATGCTGGTGGACATTGGGCGCGGTGGAAGGTTTGGGAAAGCTACGCAATCTACCATGCTTATTGTGGGCTGAAGAATGTTGGTCAGTGCAACCAAGATTGGTATGATGTTGTTATCCCAAACTATTTCGATGTTGAGGATTTTGACTTCAACCCCAAAAAAGAAGACTACTTCCTCTACCTTGGACGAGTCTACAATGGCAAAGGAGTTGATATTGCCATTCAAGCTACAGAGCGAGCAGGAGTGAAGCTGGTAATAGCCGGACAGAAAGAAGAGGGATATAAGCTGCCTAACCACGTTGAGTATGTCGGATACGCTGATGTTCCAACGAGGAAGAAGCTTATGGCTAATGCTAAGGCATCATTCCTTCCATCTATGTATGTCGAACCATTCGGCGGGGTGCAGATTGAGAACCTGTTATCAGGTACTCCCACGATCACAACAGACTGGGGTAGTTTTGCAGAGAACAACATACATGGTGTAACTGGCTATCGTTGCCGGACTATGGGTGACTTTGTAGATGCCGTCAAAAACATTGATAGGATTAAACCACATGACTGCCGCGCATTTGGTGAGAACTTTACTTTGCAAGCCGTAGCTCCAATGTATGAGAAGTATTTTGATGATGTCATGGATGTGTATACTGGTAAGGGATGGTATGCTGACGGGAACAATATCCATGCTATGACACGTTTCTATCCAAACATTAACTAACACACCATGAGTAACACAACAACATATCAACAATTCGTAAACGCAATCATTAAGCCTGGAGATGAAATCATCTGCCAGCTAACGCCGCAACAGGCTAACCTACTCCACATGGCAGTCGGAGTGTCCGGCGAGGCTGGGGAGCTTCTGGACGCAATTAAGAAGCATTGCGTGTATCAGAAGCAAATTGATTTGAACAATGTCATGGAAGAAGCTGGAGACATTCTGTTCTACCTTACCGGACTACTTAGTGAGTTGGATATGACGATTGAAGAGTGCATCGAGGCAAACATGAATAAGTTATCCAAACGATATCCACAGGGAACCTATAGCAATACCGCAGCTATTGCACGGGCAGACAAGATGAATGAACCATGCGAGGCAAGGCCAATTCCAAATATTGAAGATGATTTTGAGGATATCAAGATTGAACGAGTAGCCTGCAACCTTGGAGAAGAGTGTGAGTCTTGCCAATAATCATGGAACCAATATTTAAAGTTGGAGATAGTGTATCAAGGGTTGGTGGAGATTATCGCTTTGATGGGATTGTTCTTTCTGTGTTTGCTAAAGGATCAGGCGTAATTTTTCAAGGGATCAGGCGTAATTCAAGCGTGTTTGCAACCTTGATGACGAAACTTGCGAGTCTTGCCAATGAACTAAAATGAATATGCTACACTTGTTGAATATAAATTAGTAACAAATACACATCAATATGAACTGGGATGAATATGCAATCGGTATTGCCGAGGCAGTTGCTAAGAAAAGCAAAGACCCGTGGAAGAAGGTAGGTGCGGTAATTCTACGCAAAGACAATTCAATCGCTTCCGTTGGATACAATGGATTCCCTCAAGGAGTTGAAGAGAACTGGGAGGACAGAGATCAGCGTAGAAATTACGTTATCCATGCAGAGCAAAATGCCTTGAGATATATCAAGCCGGAAGAGGGAGATGTTATCTACTCTACACTTCTACCCTGTGGTGATTGCCTAAAAGCCATAGCCGCATATAAGATAAAAAAAGTTATCTACAAAGAAATTTACGCGAATGATCCTGTTGCTCTTGATGTTGCAGAAAAAATGGGTATTGAACTTATTGAGTTCAAAAAACAAAAACTAAAATCATACTGGGATCATAGTTGTAAACCATCTTTGTTCGTAGTGAAGCAAGAAGATGTAGAAATCTATAGAGGCACATATCCAAACGGGGCAAGGATACTGGGAATATGAATGACCAGACTGTAGCCATAATCTTGGTTTGGGTGATTATGATTGTGTCCTTGGCTTACGAAACACAGATTAAGAAATAGATTAAGCCATTCCTCTTGCGTAGGAAGAACTGGATTTTGGAGAAGAAACTCCACCCTTCATTCCACCCATTGAACTTGGTAGTATTTGTTTTTTGCGGAACCTCTCTCTAAACGCAGCTTGTTCTTCCTCTCTTTTATTTCTAAAAGAGTCAGTTGCGCTTGACTGTTTTTCCTCAAGTCCGCTACCGGAAGCCTTTATTCTTTCAGAGATTGGAATCTGACTTTTCGCTTCTTTATCAATATCATACTGTCTTTTTTTAATGCCACCACCACCTTGACGCTTCTTTATTTCATTATAATACTGATCATAGTCAGAAGTATCCTGCGCTCCGTTATAACTTGCTAATGGAGCCTGCCCCCTCGACTCACGCTGCGAGTTAACTCTGGCCATCTGTCGAGGAGTCCAATTGTAATTTCCAACTATAGGTTTTTTCATATTAGTAGTTTAGTTTACCGAGTGCCTTTGGCTTTACCTTGCCTGTCTCACGATTTTTAGTAAAACCCTTTTTGCCTTGCTGCTGGCCTTTGGTAATTTTCTTACCATCCTTGGGTTGATCGTAGAATGCGCGAAGTGAGTTGTATTTTTTCATTTTGTGTGTAAAATATATATATAAAATATATGAGTAAAGAAAAATTATTTGAATACTACCTCTTAAAGAATCCAGCGTTACTTGACCAAATTGTTGATGGTCGAGTTGTAATGTCATCGAGGGGATTCAAGAAGTTCTTTGAGACAACATACGATGTGGCATACAAGCAGGGATTCAATCAAGAGCCTGACTCTAACAAATTTGAACCAGTGCCAGTGTCGAATAGCGATTCAAAGAATCTAAAAGATATTTTAAATCTTTTCGGAATGCGTTGACATTCTCCGATTGCTCGCTATAATTTCCACTGACCATGGAAAACACACTACCATCCGACACAGAAGCGGAACAAGGATTGCTTTGTTCCTGCATACAAGACACACGCATCATTGGCAAAATTGCCGATATTATTACACTGGAACACTTTACACATCCAGCACACCAAGATATTTGGAAGACTCTTCTCAAGATGTATTTTGAAAAGAAGCCAATTGACTTGTTAACCATAACCTCCGAATTGAGGGCAGACAACCTGCTTGAGGGAATCGGTGGTGAACACTACATCACCCACATCTACACAGTTGTCTACACATCCGCCAACTGGGATGAATATTTCAAGACGATCTCAAATTGCTACCTTCGCCGCAAGATACACTTCGCAGCAAAGCGCATGGCAGCAGACGCACTTGATCGTTCCAAAGACCCAGAGGAAATCAAGGAAGAGGCAAGCCGTGAGATTACCGGAATGATGACTACCAAGTCTGAATCCGTACACATTAGCGATGTCCTCAACCGAAGGATCACAGCTTGGGAGGAAGCTGCTAAAACAGGGGGAGCTATCAATCGAGGACATGATTCATGTTTCCCAAGGTGGAATATGGCAACGAGAGGGTTCAGACCACAGACAGTCCACATCATCGCTGGTAGAGCCAAGCAAGGAAAGACCACAGCAGCCCTCCAGATGGTCACAACGCCAGCTATAGACAAGGGAGTCCCAATTGGGATTATCTCGCTTGAGATGGGCGCAGACGAGTTGGTAGACAAGATTACATCCTGCCATGCACAGATTGGAATGAATGATCTTCGTGACGGCAAGCTAAACAGAGCGGACTTCGCCAAGGTATCCAACTTTATGACCCAAGGAATGAAGGCTCCAATCCATATTGTGGATGAAGCATCGATGACTGTGAATCAGTTTAGAGCCAGGGCGAGGAGACTTGTTGTTGAGAACAAGTGCGAAATTATTATGTTGGACTACGCGCAACTCATAACTCCAAGTAACCAAAAGGAAAATAGGGAGAGGCAGGTTGCCGAAATCAGCCGTATGACGAAGATCATAGCGAAAGAGTTGAAGGTCTGCGTAGTTCTCCTTGCTCAACTCAATGAGGACAACACAATCCGCGAGAGCCGGACATTTGAGATGGACTGTGATAGCCTGACAAAAATCATGCCCGTGGAGGAGTCTGATGATCCTTATGCATACATCTTGTCTGTGACGCACAACCGGAACGGAACAACACCAATGATCCCCATCAAGTTCATCAAACACATGGCTCGCTTGGAAGAAGCTATTGTTCAACAATAAACTTTACTTTCACGCATTGGCACTTATACTGATATCTCAACTTTCACTAACCAATAAAAATATGACAAACAAGCAATTTCCTTGGAGTCGCTGATCGTTAACATTACAGAAATGTTAACTAACGGCAACATTCTCATAAGTCGGT